AGCAGAAGTAAGAAAAGATGGGTTTTATGTAGAAACAGATTTGTATCCAACTAGCGATTTAGCAAGAGAGGTATATGAGTTGGCTGAGGTATTACAAAAAGATTCAAAAACACGTAGATTGGGTTACAGTATTGAAGGCTCAGTAATTGAAAGAGATATACAAAATCCAAAAATAGTCAAACAAGCGAAAATTACTGGTCTGGCTATTACACACATGCCTAAAAATGCGCAAACATTTGCCGATATTATAAAAGGTAATGACCCATGTTGGGATGGTTACGAAATGATTGGAACAAAAGATAAGGGTGGCAAGAAAGTTCCAAATTGCGTAAAAAAGGATGAAGAAGATGAAATTGATGTAAAGAAAACACTCGACACAAGTTCTGGTCGGGCAACTATGCCTGAAAGCGTAGATGGCGTGAAAGTAGCAAAAATGTCTGAAGAAAAAAGGTATGATACTATTTTTAAATCACTACCAGGTATTAGTATTGAAAAGGCAGAACAAATCAACAATCTGTTAAATAAAATAGAAATGGCTATGGCTAAAGGAAAAGAAATAACTGACAAAGACCTTGAAAAAGCAATGAGTCATTTGGGAATTAATCCAAGTGAGTCTCCATTGTTTGAAAAGGCAAAAAAATCATTTGACAAACCAGATGGTGACCTCGCACTTATGAAAGATGAAGATGAGGGCGAAGATGAAGAAAAAATGGATGACGAGACAGTTCAGAAAGCTGCTGACGATGTAGCTGCTGCGATTGATAAAGAAGTCTATGGCGGAGATGGAGAGGGAAACCCAAGCGCAGAAGATGAGGATGAGGATGAGGAAACTGAGAAAGGTAAGTACTGTGCTGACGATGAAGCCGACATGGAGAAAGATATGAAGAAAGGTGGTTCACCTGAACTCATTAAAGCCATTTCTGAATTCAAAGAAGAAAATGTTGCTAATGTTAGAGCACTTGCTCAATTAGTTAAAGCGTCAATGGATAACACAGACCTTATTAAAGGAAAGTTGTTCAGGACAAATAAAGAATTACGTGCCACTAGAGCAGATTTGCAAAAGGCACTTGATATGGTTGAAAACTTATCTGGTCAATCAACTGGAAGAAAATCAATCACTAAAGGTTATACTGATAAAAAGTTCGGTGGTGGAGACATCATTGAGAAAGCTGGTAGTGGTTCTGCCGTGTTAAATACGACAGAACATAAGCGAGCAATTGTCAATATACTAGATAGTGCTTGTTTTAATAAAGGAGGATATGACGAAGAATTTGGAAAGGCAGTAACTAGCTTTGAAGCTGGTGGCAAACTAGATGAAAATGTTATTGCTAGACTAAAATCAGAACATAACGTAAACATTGTTCAATAAACAGGTATTAAAGATTACAAACTAATGTTTAACAAAATTAAAAATAAAGGAGTATGAGTTTAGGTTTAAATTTAGCCGATTATGCAAACGCTGCTGCTAATGGTAATGGCCAGGGTGCAGTTTTCGGAGGTTCAAACATGGAAGAGTTGAACCAATTGAACAAAGCACTCGAAGCTGGTAGTATTTCTGGTCGTGAAACAACTGACCTATCTACAGCATCTGGTGCTCCATTAAAAGTTGAAAGTCTTGACAAGACATTGAAACATCTTACTTTTAAAGAGAATGATATTGCTCTTTGGAAGACTGTTCCAAAAAAGTCTGCTTACAACACAGTTGAAGAATATAATCAATTAGCATCGTATGGTACTAATAGAGGTGGATTCTATAATGAAGGCGAATTGCCGAATGAAGAAGATTCTCTATATGTAAGACGTGCTCAGTTAGTTAAGTTCATGGGAGTTGTGAAATCAGTAACACACCCAATGACCTTAGTTAATAATATGGTTGGGAACATCGTTGAAAGAGAAATTAAGAACGGAACGATGTGGATTCTTAGAAAATTGAATCAGTCACTTTATTTCGGTGATGAGGCTTTAACACCTCAAGAGTTCAATGGTTTCTATGCTCAACACCAAAGAAATGATAACTGGTTGAATCTTGATTCTTATATGGATTCAGAAGTCGTAGTTGATTTAAGAGGTCAAGCCTTGAATGAAGATGCTATCGAAACTGCTTCAAACGGAATTGTAGAAAACTTTGGATTGGGTAACCAATTATTTGCTCCACCAAAGGTGATGAGTGATTTCGTTAAAGGATTCTATGGTAATAAGTTTATCCAGCCTAACAGTGATATGACTGCTGCTGGTATTATGGGTCAAAGAGTTCAATCATTCGATTCTCAATTTGGAAGAATTGGATTGAACTGGGACATCTTTGCTAAGAAGTTACCAACGATTTCTTCTACAACAGGTGCTTCTTCACCGAATGCTCCGAATGCTGTA